GATTCGATATGACCCATGAACTTCATGTTTTCAAGCTTCGGGACAGAAGGATCGAAGATGAATCTGTTCAGCGGCAGTAGCTCAGGATGAGGGCCGTCACGTTTTGTGAAGATATGGTCTGTGGATGTGACAGGCTCCTCTCCAAGCCCACCGCTGCCATAGAGACGTTCAACCTGTTCTTCATACTCGTATGGAGAATAAATAACCCCTGTTCCATACTTAATCGCGCTGTGCCAAGAACTTTGTTCAACCCTGTACAGATCAAGCTCATCAGGATCATACGCCTGATCCATGAGAAAGATCTGGATAGCAAGCTTCAACTCTTCCGTATCCTTCGTCGGTAAATCTCCGGACATAGTTGCAGACCACAGCGGATCATACATATAGATGCCGCCCATAATACGAGCAAGTAGCTCATCTGAAGCGGTACCAATAACAGGAATCACAAGATTCGCAGCGCCAGGCCACGGAAAATCTTTTGTCTCATTCTTAGGCTTAGCCTTATATAACCGCACGTACTCAGGAAGCTTCTCGGTTCTGAAAGTCTGCAAACGTCTATCAAGATGAGCGCATTTATCCTTGATAAACATACACAGATCAGCGTAATTATCTTTGCCAAAAAGCTTCTCGGTAACTAACGTAGGCGGTTGATAAGGCATTTACTTCACTTCCTCAGTCTGCGCGGGTACAGAAGTTGTAGTAATTTCACCTGTCGTAATCGATTTCATAGCAGGAAGCTTCGGCGTTGGAAACTGTGCTGCGTAGCTTTTGAAATCAGCTACAAGCAAGTTCACGAACTTGTAGAAAAATGTGTACCACGGATTACCATTTGGTGCAGGTAAAGCCTGCACCAAAGCAGATGCAATTTGATTAGCGACATAGAAGATAAGAAGCCATTGTTCGATCTGGGTTGTGTTCATTTCTTGTACCTGTAGTGAAACTCGATGAAGTCAAGTTTTGAAAGATCGAGAGAGTTAAAAGCCGCCGTAGCGTTTTCTTCAAACTTAGGAAGCGTGCTTGAGATACTGATGCACGGCACCGGCGCCGGCGGATGATAGATTGGATTCGGATCCTCTGGATCAGGATTTGTCGTAGGATTCGGGTTCGGATTTGTCGGCATTTATCTACCTCCTGCGATAACGTGAATTGGAAGTCCCATAGCACTAGCACCCCATTGAAGAAGCATCAAGACTATAGGAATTGCACCTATGGCAGCGATGACAAGTCTCTGTGTTGTGTCGATCTTGGTAGCAAGATTGCTGATTTGAACTGTTAACGCTGGTGCACCGTTACCTTTAAAAACTGTCCTATCCAGATCAGTGATAGTCTTGCTAAAAGGGCAAGAAGGATTATCACACATTTCGTCACTGATTCGGTTATGCTGATGTACCTGCATTCAGACTCCTATGCTGCCGATGCGGCCATACGACGTACAAACTTCGCACGTTGTTTTGACATGAAATCTTCAATATGCTCTTGTGAACGCGTGTCAAACTTCCACACTTGAGGACCGTAGCTGATTACGTCAAGCAAGTCGATCAAACCTTTACGCTGTCCATAAGTCTCGGCTTCTTCTTTGAACTCGGCGCAGTTATTAACATCTAGCCAGAGTTCATGTGCCTCGACTGTAGGGATAAAGTTCTCAATACGTTCTTCCTTGGCGCCAGCATTCTGCGGCGTCTTAAGAGGAAGAAAAACGATTGCTGCTATCTCAGGACGAGCGCCTTTGTGATCTGCGACGAACTCGTTCAAATGATAGAGTAGGTACTTCTGTGCTGCAACAGCTTCGACGTAGACTTTGGTAAGCTTCCATTTCACAGCAAAGAAAAACACAGCCTTGACGAACTCTTTGATATCTACAGCCTTTGCCCATTGATCCAGTAGATAGATTCTACGAGGATCACGACTCACACCAGTCACCGCGATAGCATGTCGGCAACGACCGCCTTTACCAGTTTCTTGACCGAGGTGAGATCCGCCATGATTAGGATCGACAACCATATAACGATCGAGATTACGTGGAAACACATCTTTTTCTATGTCGCCGTCTGCTACATGATGACGGATGGTTATTCTGTACTGCTGAGGCTGCGAAAGCTCGAAGAGACGTGATGCCGAGGATTCTTTAGGAATCGAAAGAGCGCCTGTTACCTTCTCGAAGTTGAAGTATCTAAAGTCTGCCATGTTAAAGCGAGCTTTAGAAGGATCAATGGGGTAGTTAAGAAACTGGCAACTAAAATGGTAACTACCCAGACGACGCTTCCAGCGAAGAAGTTTTTCTCTGGTAAAAGCTTCAGAAAATATAGGCTCGCCAAAAGGATGTAGAGCGCAGCATCCACCAAGAGCAGAATGCGTAGTCCAGTTAAAATATGGCTCTTCTTTTCTAATGTGGCTGTTAAGATCATCATGACTCCATCTGTTTCCTACTACGATTTCATCAAAGTCTCTTCCAGGATTGTCTGGGTCACTATCTGTGGCGCCGACAAGAATCTGGTGGTAGTCGATTGTGTCGGCCATGACAACTGGGGATTTTCTTGCTTCTCTTCCGACAAGATCATCCTGGACCACAACGTTATAATGTCTGGACTGGAGAGCCGCTCCAACACCGATAAAATCAAACGTTCCTTCTCCTTGTCCACGCCCGGCCGGAGTTCTACGTTGATGCAGACTCTCATTTGTCCATGTCTCTTTCTCGGTAGGCATTATCTCTGGGAAGAGATACCTGAAGAAGGTGTTGTTCTCGTAGTGATTCGAGATTCTGATTCCAAGTTTGATAGCGTTTTTGATCGTTTCGCTAACGAGAAGAATACGAATGTCTTGAGAATGTGTACGACGCATCCACTCAATGTACAAGTCGCTGTAGCCAATACTCGTAAAGAAGTCCTCTTCCCGTTTTCCAAACGGTAAAGCACGCCAGATCGGAAAGCACTCAGAGTAGACTGTGGATTTGAAGTGATCTCGCGGAATCTCGATTCCTTCTTTGAGACCGTCTTTCATTACCGTAAGACACATTTGATAGTGGAGGTTTTTAGATTTGTCAGGATTTTTGGAGAAGCGATTCTTTCCCATAACTACGGTGGCGAAGTAATATAAGTCCATCAAAGCATTAGCGCGGAAGATTTGCTTTTTCTCGTCCGAAGTCTTAGCTATATCTGTAGGAATCAGATTGTAGCCTAAGATCGTAGATCTAGGTACGAAAGTATCTCCGGTTTCGCCAACTTCTAGCGACCGGAGAACCTCTCGTACCTTCTGATCTATCTCACGCTGGCTCAATGTTAACTGCTTTCTGGGTTAGATAGTCTGTGCGAACGAGCCGCCGTTGACCTCTGAGACTGGCACGATACCAGTTTCAGTTACGTTTCCAACGACGGTAACAACGCTACCACTGGGATTCGTATAGGTCCAGGTTACAGTGATTGCTTCACTGCCACCAGGAATTACGGCGGTGGTTGGAATCACAGCAATCAGATTCAGACCAGTCGTGTCAGAATCTTCAAATGCGATAGGAAAGTTGACCGGATCACTTGAAAGAATCGTTGCAGAAGCACGCAACGTTAGTACTGGATCGCCGGTGAAAGTGGGAGTGATTGCAAACTGTGGGGAGTTGCCGGGTGAAATGGGAAGCATAGTATCTCCTGTTTGGTGGAACGAACCACCTGTTACTTCGCTGTATGGATGGTTTACTGACTTGAGAATTTCATGTACAAGCATACGAAGCTCGTACAGTTGCTCGATAACGAATTTCTCAAACGCTTTTTCATAATGCGATTCTTCGTTGTGAATTTCGATTAAAGACATGGGGAAGTGTCCTTAGAGCTTACTTAAGCTCAAGAGCTTTGTACTTTGGATCAGGATCGCTGTCAACGATAGCGTTGAAAGCGCGCTTGAATTCTTTCACGGTGCGAGGCGGATTCTGTAGAGACTCATGCCTGCGTGCCATCGGACGAACGAAAGTGGAGACGTGTTGAATAAGCATACTGAGAATCGCATCAATAGTACCAATACCAAGAGTGACCAACGCTGCGATTGTGGCATTGCCGCCGAATACAGGAATCAGAGCATAATCTCTAGCGAGAATATTCAAAGCCTCAATCGCCATCTGGACTGGCGAGCCATTCTGCCATGCTAGGATTTCCTTTACTGCAGCATCCGTGTCTTTAACAAGCATTGCAGCGATAGAAGAATCGTCAAACAGATCAGCTACCGAAGCACCTGCGGTGCCAAGGATCTGTACCAACGACGCGATAGATTCTTTTGAGCACGCCTCTAGCAACGTCAAAGGAGCTAATGTTGCTACTGCGGCTCCTACGCCAAGAAACTTTCCAAAATCTCTACGTGAGAATTGTGTTGACATTCTGCTCCTTCTCTTACGGTATGTCTGTTAGCATAATCTCTGCCCAGTTCATCCATTCGAAGCAAAGATTACAGGGATTGAGTCTCATGTTATTGAACGCTTTCTGTCTTCGGAGGCATAGCCTCAAGCAACGCTGCGCCAGTGTCGGCATCTTCTAAAGCAGCCCGTTCCAACGCTTCAAGCGCCTGTTGCTGATCCACAGCGCTGAGAGTGTGGCTGTTTGAGAACTCTTTGTTTGCTTCTATGGCCGCCGCTGTGTGTTCTCCAAGAAACGCTGTCACAGCATCTCGCGGGTTCATGGGTCCAGCGGCGCGGGGTGCAGGAGCAACGCCGCGGATAGCAGAGATAATGCTCCGTGACGCTTCGTCTGCACGCTCAAAATCAAACGCATCCACAGGCTTGACCTCTGTTCTAGAAACTTTGGCGAACGTTCCCTCGCGGTCTAGCAAGTCTTGAACGATAGCCATCTTGTGCTTACGTTCGGCAAGTGTAGTTGCTTTCGCTCGGATCTCATTCGCCAGACTCTGCCATGCTTCAGGAAGAAGTATGGTTATCATCTCTTTACGTTGCTCACGTATTAGCTCAGCCTTCGCGGCGTGATCTACGACGATGCCGTGCGTAACAGCAATACGAACAATCTGATAGTCAGGAGTAGTCTTTAAATATTTGAGTCTGTGCAACGAGATACAAAGCATAGCAGCTTGGGCTGATTCAGGAATCATAGCGTTCTCAAGCTGCGCCATTAACTGAAACTTGTGTTGCTTTCTGAACGTAGTATTTCTAGCAGGTCGGCTGCTAAGACGCCCCTGCGTTGCTGCCCAGCTCCCTGAAGTAGCTGGAGTACCACCGTAATTTAATTTTCCTGTCGCCATTACTTACCAGCTACTCCTTTGTATTCTTTTGCTGTTTTAGCTTGCCGCGACGCTCTGTGAGACTCAATTGTAGCAGCTTCCTGCGCTGCTTTCTCTTTCGGACCGTCAAAGTGTATAGGCTGTCCAGCAGGTTTCTTTGGAGGGCTGACGAGATTATGCAGCGTCTCTCCTGCCTTAGCCACAGCCTCCACAGGCTTGCGGATCAAATCTTTTCCTGCGTTGATGAGATCATCAGTAGCATTAGCCATTACAAATCATCTCCTTGTGGACCGACACGAGCAGCGGTGATACCGGAGTATTTAGCAAAATACTCTCTCAGCACATGCCTCAGCGGCGAAGTATCAGTAAGACTAGGATACTCTCCACGTTCCATCTGCTGACGTAGAACAGTTTCTCTGGCGCTCTGCAATAGAGCGGCAGTCTCGCTGTCTTCAACATGCGTGCTCGTATGGCTGTCCATACCTTAAGGCTACCATACTACCAGCGGCGTGTCAAGGAGAAAGTCAGCATTTTCCGCTTCAAAATTACCCACCGCCGCGGCTGTAT